TGATGCGCCAATGCCAGCGGTTGCCGACGTGCCAGCAGCCGACGCGGTAGCGCTCACCAGCGTCATGGATGACCCGGCACCGGAAACCGTAGACGATCCGGCAGAACTGAACTCAGCACTTGCCGTTGATTGGCCAGATCCTGACGCAGTTGACGTGCCGTCTGCGGAAAACTCGGAGGCGGCGATTGATGCGCCCGCACCGCTGACAGCTGCTGCACCCGCCGATTCTGCCGTGCTCGCGGATGTAGCAGCGCCAGCGCCAGACACAACCGCCGCACCAGACGCAGCGCCATCGCCTGACAGCAAGGTTATGGATGATCCGACGCCCGACACTGTAGCGGCGCCAGCAGCAGCGCCGGCACCCGACTCGATTACCACAGACGCGTAGTCAACCGTCCACGCGATATAGCCATAATCGATGGATGCACGAGCGCTTGGCGCGCCGCCTGCCGCTGCTGTAATGACGCGCGTCTGTACGGCAGATCCGTCGTTGGTCGCGAGTATCGATGAGTCCCACGTCAGCGTATGCAGCGATCCACTGGTCGACGTGACGTTGATCGACGAACTAGACGCGAGCGGTGATCCGCCGCCCGTCTCGTAAATCTCGATCACAAACGAGGGCGTGCCAGTGCCGCCGTTTTTCCGGGCCTGGATGGTTATGGTCTGGAGATTGGCGCCGTCGTTGGGATCGCCGGGAGGTGTTTCGAAGCTGGCGCGCACTTCGGTGTTTACGTTGTTCGCAGTCGCAACCGCCCAGTTAGCATCCTGGGCGTTGAGATTGGCGACCGTAGCGCCAGTGAGGTTGGCACTAGAGATTACCGCATCGAGAACAAGCGTGGTTGTGGCCACGGCTTAATCTTCGGTGATGGTGCTGGCCGTGGTCAGTCGCGGAGTGACGCCAGTGCTCACGCTGATATTTGGCGTGACGGTGCCGCTGTACAGCAGCTTGCCGGCGCCAGAAGCGTCAGTGCCCACTGCAAAATGCGTGATCGTTTCAGTGCCGCCGGTGGCAGCAGGGAAATCGATATTCGCAACTGGCGAGACGCTGTTAGTCGTCACGGTCCATCCGCCAGTTGTGCGCGCAACTGCCACGCGGGCATAGCTGGTGTATGCCGCCTCGCTGGTTGTCTGGTCGCCAGCCTCGCCCGGGTCGCCAGTGTGCAGGCTGACATAGATGTCAGTCAGCGGGCCGGTGCCGGCGTTGTCTGCAATGTTGGCGATTGCAGTGGCGTTGAAGATCAGCTTAAGCCAATCGTTTTCGAACGTATTTCCCTTGCTCATTGGTGCACCTCATTAATTCATTCAATGGCTTGACGTTATCCTGCATTCACGCCTTCGCTGCATGGGATTGTCAGATAGCTAAGTCCACTGACCATGTCTTGCAGGAATCCGGCAGGGTTGTAGATTTTCCCGTTGTGCAGGATGCGCATGGTCGCATCCAGTCCAGCGCGATAACGAATCACGATGCGCGCTGTGATCTGCGATTGCATAGCCTGGGCGGCGATAAATTCACGCGCGCTCAGCGGCTCGATGGCGGCAGGGACTTTCTCCCATAGCGTGACCCATGTATCGGTCTGCTCGCCGGTCACAGGATCCTGCGCAGTCTGCTTTTGCTGGATGTCGATCCGATGGCGCAGGCGGCCGGCTGCTATGGTCATTACGCTATCGCCGGATCGCGAAGCGGGTACAGGAGTGCAGTCACTGGCTTGGGCAAATAGCCTTGCTCGAACTCGCCTGATGCATTGTTGTCGCGGTCCTTGAAGTGGTAGGCGACGAGGATCAGGGTTGCCGCCTGGACCACGTAGCTGATGATCTTGCCCCCACTGCTATCCTCTTGATAGACAGGGTCGTCATTGCTATCTAAAACCGGATTGAAATCTGCGTCGCGCTCAAGCTCGAATACCGAACCAGATTTTAGATAATTCTTAACCGCTGCCGATGCGGACAAGATGTATCCAACGATCAAGTCATCGCTATCGTCGTGGTCAATCTCAATCTGCGCTTTGGCCTGCTCGAGCGTCACGAACATCATTTGATCGGCACCCCTTTAGTCAGGTCGCGGCCATTGGTTCCGTCCTTGCCGTCGCGGCCCTTCTTGGCGCACAGGGTCCAGCCCTTGCTACCGACCTCGCCCGGCTTATCCTCTGTCGGCGCGTCACAGTGCCACAGGCTGCCGCCCCAGGTAACGGTGTCGCCCGGGTGGTGCATACCTGGCTGATATACGCCGCGGTAGATCATCGCCGGTAACTGGAACGACTTGTGCTCGAGCCTGCCGCTTGCCATCTGCACGGCAACGGTAATGCCGCGGTGATCGTCCTGCTGGACATCCAAGCCAGCCACGCCATCGACGATGCACTCCCATCCGCGCATGGCCTTGGTCAACTCATAGGCGCGCCACAGCCCTCCGCCATGGGTCGCATAGGTGCCGCGCGGGTAGCTCTTTTCTGGATCGATGGCCGGTAGAATTTCCAGCTGCAACGCATCTCGCCCATCATCGCCATGCCTGGGCTCTGGCATCTGGATGGCAGCCATCTGCTTGGCCACCTCTTCGGCAACCATGCGCTGCACATCTTCAATCGGTACGCTAGCGCCATCCTTCGGCTTTGGCAACTCGGCGACGGCCTTGGCCAGCTGCTCGGTGATGACCGGGGCCAGGTCGTCAACTGTGACGCTCTCGCCATCCTTCGGCGGCGGGATCTCGGCCACAGCGTCGGCGACCATGCGCCTTACCTCTTCCGGGTCAGCGTCTTTGCCTGGGGCGGCTGGCGGGATTGCGGCGACCAATTCCTCCAGCATCGGGCGCATGTCTTCCACGGTTACCGATGCGCCATCCTTAGGTTCGGGGAGATCGGCCAGCACCAGCCTTGCGACCTCAACAGGATCAGCATCTTTGCCAGGATCTCCGGCTTTCGGCTCAGGGATGACGACCAGCGCCGCAGCCTGCTTGGCGATCTCTTCGGCGCTCGGAATGGCCGCCAGAACGTCCTCTTTGAGCTTGTCGGTCTCACCGCGCAACAGTTCGACAGCACGGTCTACCAGACCCCTCAGGACCGGGGCCAGGGCTTTTGCCTGAGCCTCAAGCTCACGAATGGATAGCACTGGACAGCTCCTTTTCAATGAGCAGCGCGAACATGCGCGCCTGATCGTCTATGTCTTCTGGCGCGTCATCTGCTGGCGCCGGATCAGGGGTAGGCGGCGGCAATGCGAGCGGGTTGGTTGCGTCACGCGCGGCGAGTGCCGATAGGCTGTAATTCTGCTGCTGAAGATACGGGGTCTTGCCGCCATCGACCGAAGACAGGTTGAGCCTTTTGCGGGCTTCGTCCGGGGCCATAATGCCGGCGCCGACGCCTTCTTTCAGCGTGTTCATCAGGGTCTGGCTGTCCATGCGGAACAGTACGTCGAGGTCAAGCTCGGTGCCGAATCCATCGTCAAGCTCTAGCCCCTCATCAAGGCAAAGCTCCATGGATTCGATATGCGTTTGCAGGCACTGACTGTAGTAGTCCTTTGTCTGCGCTTCGATGTTGGTGTTCGCTGGTCGGTCGCCGACGCCGACTTTCCAGGCTGGCACATGGAACGTCGAGCAAACCACCTGAGCGGTCCACTTGAGCTGCTCGATAAGCTGCGAGTCGACTGCGGTCATCCGCATCGGCTCGAACTTGAGGCCGTCACCAAGCACTGCGACCTTACCGGCATTGGTGCCGCTGTAGTTGGCGTCCCAGTGAGCCTTCAATCGCGCCGCGGTATCGTCGCCGATGGCGCCGGGGGCGGTAAGCACGCCGCCAGGGCTCGCGCCGTTCTCGAAGAACTTGTTCGAGTCGTTCTGAATTTTCAGGCCCTGGCTCGCGGCCAGGCCGGACGCGTACAACGGAGACACGCCAACCAACGGATGAAACAGGCAATTCATTCGGTCGTGGATAATCTCGCTGGCCGGCACGGTGACGCTGGTTTCTTCCTGGCCGCTCAGTGCGTCTTGGGCGAGCTGGTAGTAGACAGAGCCATCGGTCGCAACCAGAACCTGTACGCGGCATGGATCGAGGACATACAGGCGAACGACGATGCCCATCGGGTCACGCTCTTTCAGGACGTACGTATTCCCGCGCACGAGCTTGGAAATCATCCACCACTCTTTGAACTGGATGTGGTTCTGAAATCGATTCGGCTTCTTGAGAACCATGGCCTTGGCCAGTCCGCGCGACGGACTCCAGATGCCATTGCTATCGATCCGCGATATGCCGACCGGCAGCTTGCCGATGTCGGACGATATCAGGCTGATGCAGGCATAGACGGCGTGATAGGCCAGCACACTATCAATGGTCCATGAATCATTGTTCTGCCATGCGCCAGCATAGGGCTCGCGGATCCATGGGAACCAGCCGCCCCGATTGTCCACCGGGGCGACATGGCTTTTTTTCCTGCTGATCTCAAACCCAAATAGGCGCATCGACTTTCTCTGTATGGTTAGACCGCCTGAATAGCGGACTCGACGTCTTTGCGGGTGATGCGCCCATTATGACCGGTGCCGACGATCTTATAAAGATCGACGCCGGATTCTTTGGCGAATTCCTCGACCGTCTTGGATACCAGCAGATCCATCGCCGGAGTATCGACGGTGACGGCCTCGTCGGCAGTCTGGACAACAACAGGCACGTCGAGATTGGGAATTACAGGCATTGCCTGCGAATATGCAGGGGGCGTCAGGCGCTTTGCCAGGCCAAGCGCAACCAGGGCTTTTGCCTCGGATGAACTG